TGTAGGATAATATGGCACTATTTGGCGGATCTCGAGACGTTAGTTTAATTAAGTCGCTTAATCGTGAACTTATCAATCGATTCATCGATATAGAAGTAGCACTGTATAAATTGAACCTGCAAATAACAGGTCAAAATATATACGGAGAATCTAACAATAAAACATATTATCAGCCAGTACGTATACATAGCTTAATATCACGTGATGATCGTACAATTGTAGGAGATGACTTCGGATTAGATACAGCACGTACTGTATTGTTTTCTTTCTTTAAACCAGATTTAGAAGCACGTAATATATTTGTAGACGTAGGTGATATTATAGAACACGACCGTAGTATGTATCAAGTAGATAATATTACATATGCTCAGGAATACTTTGCAGGTAAAGATGAAGTTACAGATTTAGGATATGTGTTAGGTGAACGTGGGTCATATGGTTTAGATTTATCCGTCATAGTAGAAACACATATAACTAGACATACTGCACTTAATTTAGAACCTGTACGTTCAGGATTAAATCGTCCTAGTCAATTACCAAGGAACTTATAATGGCAAAACCACAATTAAATAAAACATATAGCACGTATTCTACTAATCCGGATATAGCTCGTAGTGCACAAATTCGTCGTGATGATGATACGATAAAAACTCCTAGTTGTACTATATACGATATAGACAATGCTATTATGTCGTTTATAAGCGATGTGATACGTCCGGAAATTGTAGATAATAATGCCATGGTGACAGTCCCGGTAATGTATGCTAATGCAGAAAAATGGGCACAGATACAAGCTAAAGGTTATATGTACGATCATAGCGATCGTTTAATGACTCCGTTGATATCCGTTAAACGTAATAGTATTACAGAACGTGACACGATGAAAAAATTAGATGTTAATTGGAGTCCGGAAGTTGATAATGACTTTGCTAGAAATACATTGACATATGAAAGTCAATATTCAAAAAATAACCGTTATGATCGTTTTTCAGTTTTGCAAGGCACCCGCCCTAAACGTGAAATATACGTATCTAATATACCAGAATTTGTAGACGTAAGTTATGATATTTTAATATGGTCAGAATATACAGAACAATTAAATAGTATCGTAGAACAAATTCTTCCTACTGGAGGATTTGCATGGGGTACTACATGGAAATTTATTACTTCTATTCAAGATTATTCGTTCGAAACAGTTTCTGTACCAGGCGAAGATCGTATAATACGTGCTACAATGCCTATCAATGTTAAAGGCACATTATTATCACAATATGAATTAAAGCGATCAACTTTACAAAAACGTTACTCTGTTAAGCGCGTATCATTTGGATCTGAGACAGAGTCATTTAATGCAGATCCAGATAATCCGCCTAGCGATGGTTTTACTACTAATGACGGCTTTCGTCCGTTACTGTAACATATTTATAACAAAGGAAAAGTTATGCCAACAGAAATTAAGTTTACACAAGAAGAATTAGATCAAATTAAACAATTACGTGATAATACAAATCGTATTATTTATCAATTCGGCGAAATTGATCTCGAGTTGCATTTAATGCAACAACGTACAAACGAACTTCAACAACTTCGTACAGAGTTACAGGCTGAATATCAAACTCAATCTAATAATGAACGTACATTAGTCGATGAATTAAATAAAAAATACGGGGCAGGCCAGGTAGATATTGAAAGTGGTATATTTATACCTAATTCATAATGTTTGACTAATTGCTCTGATATTTATATGAAATGATTATTAATTTAAATTAGGAGCAAACTAATGGCAGAAAAAATTGTTTCGCCTGGCGTGTTTACCAATGAGATTGATCAATCGGCATTGCCAGCAGCAATTGCCAGTATTGGTGCAGCAGTCATTGGCCCGACACAGCGAGGCCCTGCAAATATTCCGACAACAGTAACTAGTTATTCTGAGTTTTTACAAACGTTTGGTGGAGTATTTATTTCCGGCTCAGAACGTTATGAAAATACTTTCAAATATTTAACTAACTATTCTGCACAAGAATATCTTAAATATGCTGATACATTGACAGTAGTACGTGTAATGGCAGGAACATATGCATATGCATTTAGCAATGTAGTTAGTGTTAACAGCGGCAGTGATGGCACGGCGCATGCACCATCATTCCGATTGACTGCATTATCAGCAGGAGTTCAGGAAAATTCGGGTCGTGAACGTGCTGCTATTAGCGGTAGTGGATTCGTTTCCGCTTCAGTGACTGATCAAGGAGTCGGCGGATTATTACTTTCAGGATCAGAACAAAATCTTCGTTGGGAAGTTTCGGATGTGAGTAATACCAAAGGTACATTTACATTGCTGATACGTCGTGGTGATGATATCATAAATCGTAAAATTATTTTAGAACAATACAATAATTTAACGTTAGATCCAAATTCTCCTAATTATATTGCAAAACGTATCGGAGATATATCATATACTTTAAGAGATTCGGGCACATCTCAGCCATATTTCCAAATTTCTGGATCATATGCTAATAAATCGAAGTATGTACGTGTAACGGTATATAAAAATACAGTCAATTGGTTTGATCAAAACGGCGCACGTCGTAGTTCCGACTTTACTGGTAGTTTACCTGCAGCCGTATCTGGAACATTTGCATTTGGTAGTGATGGATCTGTAACACATCCAAAACGTTTCTATGAAACTATATACGCCGGCGATAGTCAACAACAAGGCTTTGATATGTCAAATTCGACATTTCGTATTCCATATTTAGATGCTATCAATTTATTGAAAAATCAAGATGATTACGATTTCAACTTGTTAACATTGCCAGGTTTAGTAGATAATAACTCCGGAGCTAGCGCCGTAATAGATGCGGCTCAACAAATGATTGAAACACGAGGTGATGCATTCTTAGTTGTAGATCCGCATGCGTACGGCGGCACAATATCGACAGTAGTATCTGAGGCTGATACACGTAATAGTAATTACGTCGCAATGTATTGGCCATGGGTATTAATTCCAGATCGTGACTTAGGTAAAAATGTTTTTGTTCCTGCTAGCGTTGTTGTACCAAGTGTATATGCATTTAATGACCGAGTAGCTGCACCATGGTTTGCGCCAGCTGGTCTTAACAGAGGCGGAATTGAAATTGCTGTACGTACTGAACGTAAGCTTAATCAAAGCAACCGCGATACATTGTATGATGCAAATGTCAACCCAATTGCTAGTTTCCCTAATCAGGGAGTAGTAGTTTATGGTCAAAAGACGATGCAAAAGAAATCATCGGCATTGGATCGTGTAAATGTGCGTCGCCTATTAATTGCTGCTAAGAAGTTTGTTGCTTCAACTAGCAAATATTTGTTATTTGAACAAAATACGGCAGCTACTAGAAATAGATTCTTAAGTATTGTTAATCCATACTTCGATAATGTTCAACAACGCCAAGGCTTGTATGCATTTAAAGTTGTAATGGACGAAAAATTAAATACTCCAGAAGTAATTGACCGTAATGAATTACGTGGAGCTATTTATTTACAACCGGCAAAAGCTGCAGAATTTATTATTATTGACTTTAACATCCTTCCGACTGGTGCTGCTTTCCCAGAATAGTCATAACGGATAAAAATAAACAAGGAGAAAACTAATGGCAGAAAAAATTGTTTCGCCCGGTGTATTTACCAATGAGATTGATCAGTCCGCTTTACCAGCTGGTATTGCCAGCATCGGAGCTGCTGTTATCGGTCCAACACACCGTGGGCCTGCAAATATTCCGACAACAGTAACTAGTTATTCTGATTTTGTAGCTAAATTTGGTGGAGTGTTTACTGTAGGTACAGGTATAAATGAAGCCACTTACAAATACTTAACTAACTATTCTGCACAAGAATATCTTAAATATGCTGATACATTAACGGTAGTTCGCGCTGCACCTAGTGATATAGCATATGCTAATAGTAATGTAGTAGATCGTTCTGGTACTGGTACAATATCATTTCGTTTAGATGTTTTATCAGCCGGCGCCCAAGAAAATTCGGGTCGAGTAGCTGCATCAACAGCTGGATCTGGTAGTTCGGCAGATCAAACAACTGGTGGTAGATTAATATCCGGATCTGAAACTAATTTGCGCTGGGAAGTGTCAAATGTAAGCACTACCAAAGGTACATTTACATTGCTGATACGTCGTGGTGATGATATCATGAATCGTAAAATTATTTTAGAACAATACAATAATTTAACGTTAGATCCAACATCACCAAACTACATTGCAAAACGAGTAGGTGATGTATCTTATACATTGTTAGGATCAGGTACATCAGATCCATACTTCCAAATTTCTGGATCATATCCAAATGTATCTAGATATGTACGTGTAAGTAACATTTCTAATACTACTACTTTCTTTGATCAGAACGGTAAAATACGTATTAATAGCTTGTCAGGTAGTTTACCACAAGAAGTATCGGGAACATTCTCAGGTGGTAGTAATGGTACAGAAGTTTCAAAGTCATTTTTTGAAAATATATTTACACGTAATGCAGTAGATGCTAACGGAGTGCTTGGAACAGGTGATGCCGACAATGACAACCGTCAGCAAGGTTTTGATATGTCTCAAAGTATTTTCCGTAATGCATATTTAGATGCCATTAATTTGTTATCTAATCAAGATGATTATGATTTCAACTTGTTAACGTTACCAGGCTTAGTAGACGAAAATACATTTGCTGGCAGCATTTTAACTTCGGCGCAACAAATGATTGAAAGTCGTGGTGATGCATTCTTAGTAATAGATCCTGTAAAATATGGCTCATCTTTATCAAACGTAGTAAGTATTGCGGATTTGCGTAACAGTAATTATGTAGCTGAATATTGGCCATGGGTATTGATTAATGATTCAGATTTAGGTCGTGCAGTTTTTGTTCCTGCAAGTACTGTTGTACCAAGCGTATATGCATTTAATGATCGAGTAGCTGCTCCATGGTTTGCACCTGCAGGTTTAAATCGTGGTGGTATTGATGTAGCACTTCGTACAGAACGCAAATTAGACCAAAGCAATCGTGATACTTTATATGATGCAAATATTAATCCAATTGCTAGTTTCCCTAATTTAGGTGTTGCTGTATATGGACAGAAAACATTGCAGAAAAAGGCATCAGCGCTTGACCGTGTAAATGTACGTCGTTTATTGATTGCTGCTAAGAAGTTTGTTGCATCAACTAGTAAGTATTTGATCTTTGAAAACAATACTGCTGCGACGCGCAATCGTTTCCTTAGCATTGTTAATCCGTACTTTGATAACGTTCAACAACGTCAAGGTTTGTATGCGTTCAAGGTTGTAATGGATGAAAAATTAAATACACCTGAAGTGATCGACCGTAATGAATTACGTGGTGCAATTTATTTACAGCCTACCAAAACGGCTGAATTTATAATCATTGATTTCAATGTTCTACCAACTGGTGCTGCTTTCCCAGAATAGTAGATGATGAATATTTATATTAAATAGGAGAAATAAAAAATGGCAGAATTATTATCACCCAATGAAATCTTTTATACAGCGTTTGA